GGAGACATCACTACGGCCGGCAAGGCGCTGCTGGATGATGCAGACGCTGCCGCCCAGCGCACCACCCTTGGGCTGGGCACGCTGGCTACTCAGTCTGGTACGTTCTCAGGCACGTCTTCGGGCACGAACACCGGAGATCAGACCATCACCCTGACTGGGGATGTCACCGGATCTGGCACCGGCAGCTTCGCGGCGACAATCGCCAACGATGCGGTGAGCAACGCAAAGCTCGCCAATATGACCGCGAGCACCATCAAGGCGCGCATCACCGGCAGCACGGGCGACCCAGAGGACGCCACGCTGACGCAGGTGCTCGATCTGGTCGGGTCTGCCGCTCAGGGCGATATCCTGTATCGGGGCACGTCCACTTGGAGCCGGCTGGCGGCGGGCACCAGCGGGCATTACCTGAAGACCAACGGCACCGGGTCGGATCCGGCGTGGGCAGCGGTGACTGCCTCTGGTGGGGGTTCGACCAACGTCTGGATTCCCGCCTCGGCGTGGATTCCCCGCACCACTACGGGTGCAGGCATCGACTCCCGCGAGCAGAGCACCAACAAGATCAACACGGACGAGCTGTTGTTTGATGCTGGTACGGACGAGTTCGCGCAGGCGATGATCGTGATGCCCAACAACTGGAACGCGGGGACCGTGACGGCCAAGTTCCATTGGACTGCGAGCACCAGTTCGGGCGATGTGGTCTGGGGCTTGCAGGGCCGGGCCTACGCCAACGACGACGCGCTCGATCAGGCGATGGGCACGGCGCAGACGGCCACCGACACGCTGACGGCCACGAACGACGTAGACATCTCTCCGGCCACCTCCGCCATCACCCTTGGTGGCACGGCGGCTTCCGGCAATCCGGTCATCTTCCAAGTGTACCGGGACGCGGATGCGGCGGGTGACACTCTTGGTGCGGACGCCCGACTGCTGGGCGTGGAGATCAGTTACACGGCTTCCTGATGAGAGCGCGGCAGCGACATTTCGTAGCGCGGGATGCCGGGGCGCAAATGACAATGGATGCGCGTTACATCGCGCAATCGGACAATACTGCGGTCACTACGTGGGCCAATCGAGGAAGTTCAACGTATGATATGACGCAGGCTACGGCCGCCGCCAAACCTACGTTTCGAGACGGAACCAACGGACTTAATGGATTTCCGACCTTGAGCTTTGATGGAGGCGACTTGCTTGAAGGCATCAACACTGGATTAAGCACGTACTCGGTGGTTGCCGTGGCTGTACGATCCGCGACCGGATCGACGCCGGAAGCCATTTTTAGCCGCGGCATCACTACTGCGGGTAAGTATTCACGCGATGTGTTGATGTATTATGTGCCGGGGTCATCGCAGGCTAATATCACGAGGGCCTCGGAAACATCATTTCCGAGTGCTTCAGTAACTTCAGTAAGCCAAGCCGCGCACGTTCTACACGGTCGTTACGACGGGACAAATCTCGGAATGACAGTTGATAATGGAACAGAAATTACTGCGACAGGAGCCACTCCGGTTAGTCCAAATGCGCCTTGGGCTATTGGAATCGTGCGGGAGGATAACGGCATATTCTTCTATTTCAAAAACAAGATCAGCTTGGTCGCGGTGTGGAATGGATCGGTACTGAGCGCACCATTGCGTAAGCGCGCCACCCACGCTGCTGGCTACTCCTTCAAAATCGCCTGCTCCTGACCTATGCCAACTTATCTCGTCCTCGACTGCCAGCTTCGCACCGAGACTGATCCGCAGACCATCGCCAACCTTGAGCGGAAGGGATGGGTGGAGACCGTGCCGCCTTCCTACGATCCCGCGACCGAGCAGCCTCCCGTCTGGGAGAACTGCGGCTGGGTGGTGAAGCCCATCCCGCCCCCGCAGCCGTACCGCGTGAGCAAGGACACGATCGTCAGCCGGGTGCTGGCGGCCGGGAAGCTCAACGATCTCATCACCCTGACCAACGGCCTGCCCGAGGATCAGGCGTATCTCTGGAACAACTTCGCTTGGTTTTGGGATACGAACCCCACGATCATCGCGATGTGCCAGCAGCTCGGCCTTGATCCGGCGGTGATCCTCGCGCCTGATCCCTACCTTACCTGATGAAACGCATAATCGCTTCGTTCCTGCTAGTTGCTACCGCGTTCGCCCAGACTGGCGACACGCTGACCGTGAATGTCGGACAACAGATGGCGTTCTCGGCCACGGCTGAGGGCACGCCGCCGCTTACTTGGCAATGGCTGAAGAACGGCGTGGCGATCGCCGGGGCTACCAATGCCAGCTACACCATCGCCTCTGCCGCGACCACCGACTCCGGCACCTATCGGGCTCGCGCCACCAACTCGGCCGGCAACGCCGAATCAAACGCGCTGACGATCAACGTCGTCGTGCCGGTGATCGCGCCCAAGAACGTCGTGGCGAGTGTGGTTGTGACGACCCCCACGCAGGGGGGCAATTCGGGCAACAAGCCCCGCGCTCCGCGTGATTGAGCTGGCATCGCTCATAGTAGCCCTAGGAAAGGCCATTCCTTTCGTTTCTAGGCTACTTTCCGAGGTGGAGCGTATCAGGGTAGCCCAAACCCACAATGCCATCGATAAAGCCATTGCAGAGGCCCGCAAAGGGCCTTCTGTGTGTCCTAGCCCTTCTTGCCCTCTCCGGGTGCTACACCACGGGGCAGGTGGACAGGTTCCTGAAGCACCCCGAGTTTAAGGCGGCGGCTCAGTTTGCCCCCAACTTCACCTCGGAAGTGCTTCACGCTTTGGCAGAAGCGGAGAAAAAGTCGTGGTAGGATAGGCCAGATGCTCCAAGCCAAGGACTACATCGTTGCCGGGACCCCAGTTGCGGCGTCCATCACCCTATCTCAGGTGAACCAAGTGGCGGCTCTCGTGGGCACCCTTCTCGGAATTGCATACCTACTCTGGAAATGGCGGAGGGAGGCCAAGTGAAGAAGGCGGATATGCCCTGCAACCAGCCGATGAAGAGCTGGAGACCGGGGAAGAAGAAGGTGGTGAAGGCTTGTGCGAATGGACAGGAGAGGATCGTCCATTTCGGTGATAGCTCGATGAAGGACTTTACCCAGCACCGCTCCAAGGAGCGCCGTAAGTCCTATTGCGCCCGTTCCGGTGGGATTAAGGGTGGGGAAGGCAAGCTCTCTGCCAACTACTGGGCGCGTAAGGTGCTTTGGTCCTGTTAATCCTATGAAGAAATCATCCGGTTGTAAGCATCGCAAAGGTCACGAAAAGAACGAGTCCAAGAAGGAGCGTATGATGGAATACGGCTCTATGAAGACTCGTAATTACGGTACTTCCCGCAAGAAGCGGTAATTATGCCCCTCACCAAGAAGGGGAAGAAGATTATGGCCTCGATGCAGGCCGAGTACGGTAAGGAGCAGGGCCAGCGGGTGTTCTACGCTGCCGCCAATAAGGGCACGATTAAGGGTACGGATTTCAAGCGGAAGCGGCGGTAAGTGGTAGGATAGGTGTATGCCTGTCCTGTCCACAGTTGGTGCTGCCTCTTTGCGGGCGTTTGGGGCCTTCCGTCAGGGGACGGCGGCTGGGTTCATCTCAGCCACGGGCGGGACGATCACCACTAGTGGGAATTACAAATACCACACATTTACGTCTTCGGGGACGTTTTCGGTAGCTTCGGTCCCTTCTGGCAGGACGATTGACTACATCCTCGTTGCTGGTGGCGGTGGGTCTGCATTCCAAACGGGCGGCGGCGGTGGCGGTGTGGTCGTTAGGACAGCTCAAACGCCTTCCGCTGGGTCTTACTCCGTAGTCGTTGGGGCAGGTGGTGCGCTTTCGGTCAATGCCGGAAGCAACGGTGGAGATACGACGTTTGCTGGCCTAACTGCCATTGGTGGTGGTGGTGGTGTTTTTGGCGGCGGCACTCCCGGCACTAATGTTGGACGTTCTGGCGGCTCTGGCGGGGCGGGCTTGGATGGAGGCGGCTCTGCCCTTCAGCCCACCGCCTCTTCTGGTGGATTTGGCAATGTTGGCGGGACTGGCGGTGGTGGTGGTGGTGCTGGCGGAGCTGGCAGCACTAGTGCGGGAGGGTTGGCCTACAACGACACTTCTGTCACCGGAAACTCCTATGCTGGCGGCGGCCCGTTTTCTACAGACGGCACCTATCTTGGCCCCTCTGCGAATACTGGCGAGGGCGGTGGGTATGAGGACGATACCGGCACCGGCTACAATGGCGCGAGTGGCGTCTTCGTTGTTCGTTACATCTATCAATAATGGCACGCTATTCCAAGTTTGGGGCTCTCGACTCGGCCATTGTTGACGATGGCGACGTAGGCTTCACGAAGGTGAACAACCGCCTGCGCCCTGACCAGCTCAAGGCTGGCGAGGTGGTGGAGAGCTATAACGGGCGGATGGACATCGAGGGAGCTTGGCAGACCCGCAAGGGGCTGGAGAGCTTCGGTCCCACCCTGACGGCAAACACGGAGTCCATCCGACTGGTTAGCCCTCCGGTGTGGTATTTGTATGCTACGGCCAGCATTTCCTCAGCTAGCCGCTCTGGCACCACCGTAACGGTTAATACGGCTACGAATGCCTTCGTCACCAGCACATTGGTGAACATTGCTGGCGTTAGTGGAACGGTCGATCCTACGGGTAATCGGGTGATCACGGTCGTTAGCACCACCCAGTTCACCTTCACCATCCCCGGAGCTACGGGAAGTGAGACCTACACGGTGAGTTCCGGGGTGGCGGGTCCGGCCAAGCTCACGGCTACGGCTACGACCGGCGTCTATGGGTCTTGCCTCTTCTCCGACCCTTCCAGCCAAAACGCCAACTACATCATCCGGGCGACCAACCAGAACGCCATTGCCACCCCTGCTACGGGAGGCTCTTCTACGACCATTTCTTATCCGGCTGGCGTATCCCTTTCTGCGGATGTCGAGCTGCTCCAATGCTTCGATAAGGTGATTATGTTCCGCGAGGGCGAGACGGCTTTGGAGTGGAATGGAGACCTCTCTGGTAGCCCAGCCTTCACGGCGGTGGACAGCGGTTTGTACACCCAGCCCGTCTACTTCGATGCGGCTGGGAATGCCTCCATCACGGATGGCGTGGTCACGATCACGGCCAACTCCCACGGGCTTTCCGTTGGAGATACGGTTTACGTCATCGACCGGGC